TGACAATGATGTCATTACTACAGGAACTTGAAAAAATAAATCACCTATAGTTAATCGCATCCATGGTCCTTCTAATGCAATAGTATCAGTATATGTTGGTGCTGTATAACCAGCTAACATGTTTAATTTTCTCCATATAAAAAATAATTCATCTCGATCAGTTGCATATGCCGTAAAGTCTAAACTCAAGTCTCTGCTAAATCCAGTGTATGTATAATTAGGATCCGCTCGCCCAATCATGGTTTGAGCAGACCAATTTGGGGAAAATGAATCTGATAATGATCCTATTGTTGCTCGAAATACTATAATATCATCTTTTATAGATGTATCGGTTTGTGCAACTGTACCTTTTGATAATCCAGGCCTTAATTTTGGTCCAGTAAAATAAAACTTTATAAAATCTTGTGTTTTATGCAAATCCCCAATAACTGATGATCGTTCTGTCCATCGATATGCATCTCCTAAAGACCGTTGTTTACTCGGAAGCGGGCTAGCATCGATAACATTGACTCGGTCTCCTATAAACGGCATAACTATTTCAAGTGGATTTCTAGTAGGAGCCCAACCAATTTCTCCACCTACCCATGTTTTTGCAATGTGACTTCGAATTGTAAAGTCATTGCGTATAAAATATTTAGAATCATGCGATCCCCATCCATATCCAGTTTTACCAGCGCCATCTAAATTGAATATAGTATATGCCCCATATGGACTAGCAGATGCAGCAGCGTATGCCGCCGTTCTAGGATTAAGTGTTCGAATTGCAGCTGCGGTACCATCGATACGATACAATGAGAGTGTTGCCGGCAATGTTTGATTTCGATATTCAGCAAATGGATTTTCAGTGTCTTGTTTCTTGTCAAGTCCAATTGTGAATCTCATGTTACGAAAATCTGGATATTGTATAACATCAAATCTAGAAGCAGCGCCCAATTGTTTTTTACTAAATGTAGCAAATCTAGCAGTATCATTTGATATTATATGATTAACAGCGGCATTGCCTATTTGTCCAATTTGAGGTACTCCAACTACACTTCCTAATGAATTTAACCCAAATCCTAACGCCGATCTACTCCAGTTTGCCCAATCATAATTTGAAGATTCTTCTGCCGGAGGTTGCCAATTTCTGTATGTATCGCTATCTAATGCAATTTTACCTAATCCAAATGGACCAGTAATTATTTTTCGTTTATCATCTATTAAACTGGTACCAGCAGTTGAATTTAGGCCTGGATTTGGCACCCATGTTGGGTTTTGTCCTCGGCGCAATAAAGCACCAAAAACTGTACCATTTGATGGAATTGTTAAATCAAGACTTGAATTTCCAGAATAATCTCCAGTTACAGAAAATTTATTTTTAAAGAATCCAAATATAGGATCTGGGAATACGGTTGATTGATAGTTATAAGCTCCGCTAAATTGATATGTTTCGCCAACGGTTGGATTTGTATATATAGTATCTGGTAATATATTATATGTATTAGATGATCCTAAAACAATTGGCGTTGTAAATTGATCTGTGGTTGCATTGGTTGGATTATTGTATGCATAATCCGGCAGTATGTTGAATGTGGGAATTGTTCCTAATACATGGGGTGTTGTAAATTGCGATTGATTTGTAGTCGTCGGATTAGATAGTTGTGGATCTGGCAGTATGTTGAATGGATTCTGAAATTGATTTTCATTACCAATTGTAGGATTTGACATTGTTTACTCCATTATCCGTAATACGGTGCATTTATACCACTATACGTACCATTTGTTAATTGTTTTGTTTGATTGTTAATTGCATCTACTATTGCTTTAGCTAACATACCAGTATCATTACCTCCTCCAAATAAATTTGTTCCAGCAACTACCATGTCATTGTCTTTTAATTGTATTGCACCTTCTTTTGCTAACAAAGTTCGTTTACCATATCCAGGGAATGAAACTACATCTCGTCCGGTAAATACTTTAAATGTTGATGCTATTTTGCCAAAAAAGTCCATGGTTGTGGCAATGGCTTGTTTACCGGCTTCTATACCCATACCGGCAGTACCTACGTTTTGAACCTGACCAGCTCCTGCCGTTGCCCCAGGTGTAACAAATTTTGCGCCTAATACGCTACCGCGGGCCTTATCAATAATAGCAGACTGATTACTTAATACAGTTGCCATAAATGTAGCTTTCTGCACATCTAAAGATTCTTTTAAAAGATCTTCAGTGCTTCTTGTGTCTACTGATTCAGAAAATTTTTCAAATTCGACAGGGTCAATTGCGCCTTTTTCTAAAGCCATGGCAGCTTGCTGAATAGCATCAGATCCATCTAAGTTTAATGTTATACCTTTGGCTGAGGCTTTATCTAATATTTTCTTTTTTTGTATTGCAGCTGATAATGATTGCTCATCCATTCCCAATAGTTGTGACATTTGTTGTCGAGCAAACAAATTGTTTTCTAAAGTTTCACCTTCTTGTTCTAATATTTGATTCATGGCATCTGCTTGGGTAGCCATATCACCACGCAAAGCAGCTTCTCGGAATGTATTGGTTAAACTTTTTCCAGAAACTTCATCGACTAATCTTCGACCAGATAGCAACTGATATTCTAATTCAGTACCGATACTAGATTCAATATCCAATAATCCATCAGCAGTGGTTTTTAGTTGTTGTAACGATAATCCGAATTTTTTAGCTTTAATTACTGCTGCTTCTAATTGCCCTGGTATTTTACCATATTGCAAAGTAATATCTTCTCCAGCATCTGCAATTTCTTCGGTAATCATTTTAAATGCCCCGCCGGTGCCGTCTGGGTCAATCATTTTTGCAATATTTTTTGTAGCTCGAAGTATTTCATCACCATTTTCTCCTACTTGTTGAGCATACAATGTATATTTATTTGCTTGATCTTCTGTTAACCCTAAATTAGTTTGTAAAACTTTTTGAGTTTTAATCATTCCTTGAAAAAATTTTTCTGACCCGGCTTGATTTTGTTTTAATGTAGGAAGCATTGATTTGATACTTCCAGCATATGCTCTGATATCTTCACCTGACATTTTGTATGTCATGGCAATTTTATCTAACGTTTGTCCTAATAATCCAGCACTTTTAGCTGTGAGTCCCATTGATGTTTGTAAAGATGAATTTCTTTTCTCAAAATCTAATGAGTCTTGTATTACAGCTTTGAATCTTTTATGAGCGTCATCAATAAATGCCGATAATGTCTCAAATCCAGCTCCCTGTGCTACTGCATTATTCAATTTATTTAATGATGTTATTGTACTATCAGTAACCTTTCCAATAGTTTCAATTGAACTTTTTAATGCACCGGCAACTGTATTTGCATTAATATTAGCGTCGTCATCTAACCCACCAGCCATTCTACCATGTCTAGGTAGTTTTTTTGCGTTAGATATAATATGATTAACTTCGTTGGACATTATATTTCTTTATTATAAATATTAACGACCAGGTTTTTTTGCTCCAGCCATACGAAGTTGTAACTGAAGTTTTTGTTCTTCATATTCATTACGTTCCGCAACTAACTGATTAACTCGTTTAGACCAATGCCGCCGAATAATGATAGGCATATGGTATACAGTATCCCAGTCCCATCGACCTTCACCGTGCCAAACTAAATTAAATAAATTATCATGAAGTTTTATACGGTCTTCTGGGTTAAAACCAAAAAAGCTGTGGTCCGATGGGAAACCCAGCTTTGAAGGTGTCCCCATCTTCACCTTCAAATTCAATATCTAACTGTAACCCTGGACGATTTTCGGCAAGATATGTTCTGAATTTTTTAGCATCCATAGATAAAAATTCATAACGAATAAATTGTTCAATTTCAGCTGGATTTCTATTTCCATTAATTTCGGTAATTACATTTTTTAAGAATTCGGATATTGTGTCATCGGGAGCATCATCTGCCGGTATACGAAACTTAAGTTTATAAGATTCATTAACTTGATACTCAAATTCTCCTAAATCATCTGGAATTAACGTAAATGGTTTAAATTGAAGTTTTCTTAAATCAAAAACTTGTTCAATTTGTTTGTTTGTTTTAGGATTCGTTACTCGTATTGGGTATTCATAGCCATATGCTAAAATACGAGCATGTATAATTAAACCAAATTTATCAGCGGCTGAAATATCACTGATTGCTACATTTGTAGTTATGATAGATTCTAACAATTTTTCAAAAACTACACCGTTTTTTATGTATGATGTATTAGTTAGTATATCTTCATCATATGCAGTCATATAACGCATTTCAACTGTTCCGTTGCGTAAAATATGATTTTTTGAATATACATTTCCGGCAGATGCCAATGGAACAATAACCGTTGGTAACGTGCTTCGTTTTTGTTGTTCGTATTGTTCTCGGGCTAGTTTAACAATATGTTGATTGTCTACTCGATCTGTCATTTTACTCATTTAGAATCCTTATAACTTTAATATAAATATGTTTGAACACAAAAAATGGGAGCCGAAACTCCCATATATTATTTCTAATTTAGAAACTTAAGAATGCCCAGTCATATCGAAGAGTTGCTTCAATTGTAACAACATCTTCAGCGTCCCAAGACAATGATCCAAAATTTGCTTCAGTTAAAAAAGCACCATGCAATGTCCATTCTTCGATAATTTCACCTAATGGAGAAAGTTGACGAAGCTTAACTTGTTTTTTATAAAATGAAGAATATCCATCTCGACCAGTTGATGATTCATGATGTAAACGCATCCATTCCATAACTGCTTGTGCTCCAGATGGTACAATTGCATCATATATAGTAATTCCAATAGTGTTCCAAGATGATTTTCCTTTAACATATCTTTTAACATTGATATGATCTAATGCAACTTCACTGTTAGTCATAGAAGGTTTTGCAGCTGTTTTAATTAAATAAGCCGGAATTCCTTCAACTTCCATAATAAATTGATGTTGTTTTTTTGGTTCCCACGAATACGCTTTTGACCAAAATTCTACATTATCACCAAAGTCACCTAACGACGGATTCACATTATCATTAAGACCTGCCATGTTCGTTTCCTTATTTTCTTATAAATATTAACAACGTAAAAAAGGTAGAACCGAAGTCCTACCCTTTTTGTGAATTTGTACAAGTTAATCTGGTATCACTGCACCTGTTGGCTGAATATTAAAATCTAATATAATAAATTCAGCAGTTCTAGTAGGTTGCAGGAATAATTGACCATATAAAATGTTTTGATCAATGATATCTGGGGTGTTATTTGTTTGATCCATTACTACACGAAATGCATATAATCCATTTTCAGCTCTAACTGTTTCTAAGTAAGGATTAACAATTTGAGTGAATCTGTCTCTGGTAGCAATTACGTTTTGATCAAATACCAAGTAACGAGTAGATGATGCAATAAACTTCTTAACCGCAATTAGCAAACGGCGCACATTTACTCGGTCTAATGCACTTGGTCGAGCCTGCAATGTCTTTTGACCCCAAATTACTATTCCGTCGTTAGGGAAGTTTGCTATAGGGTTAACTCGAGCTTCATACAAAGTGTTTCGATCAGATTGTGATAAGTTTTGATACGTGTTAAGTACAGATGTTAAACCACCCCTATTTAAACCAGCCGGTGCATACCAAGGAGCTGCAGTTGAATCATTGTATGCCAATGCGCCGGCTACTACGATACTAGGCGGAACCCATAATGGAATTTGCGTATCTGGTCTAAGAATTTGTACCCATGGCCAATATGTTGCTGTGTAATTGTTATCAATTGATGTGATTGTGGATGTTACTGTAGAAATATTAGCAGTTAATTCGTTAGAATCCATTACATAGAATGCATCTTGTCGATTTGTTACTAAACTACGAGCCAAACTAGTTACGGCACCATGTTTGCTGTGCAAAATTCCTGGTATAAGCAATAAATTAAAATCATAGTAATCAGTGTTTGATAACAATGTAAATGCTTTGTTATATGCTTTTGTACCCGTTGTAGTTGAACTCTGGCAATCAAATCCAAACACATTGGTATCTGAAATATTTGTTCCACTAAATTTTGGTAAATTTGGACGAGCTCCATCAAAACCACCTTGAAATGGTACTATGAATTTTCTAGTAGCCGTGCTTACATTGGATGTAAAAAATGTGGAACTAGTAGTTAATGCAGTTTCTAATGAACCAGAATATGCAGTAGCAGAAGTTGGGAAGTTGGCCTGTGCATCTTGACTTATATTTCCTAGATAAAAATCAGTGTTGCTACCAGTAACAGAACCAGATGGAATTGGAGCTAAATAATTCAAATTATTTTCAGCTGTAAAATCAAATCCTAAATAATTGTTCAATGAATATTCACCGCTAACTACTTGCGATGTTTTATATGTAGCAGCTGTTAAATTCAAAGAACCAGATGCCATTGGAATTGGTGAATTTATAGCTCGAAATCCAAATGGAATCAATGTTTTATTAATAGCTTTATTTGCTACAGAATCTGTTACTTGTACTCTAATGTATTTTGACCGGTTCTGATAATCTCCATTAATAACAATGTTTCCAGCATCTGTTATTGATTGATAACGATTTCCAATTTTTCTTGCAATATAATTAGTTGAATTGGGATCTAAATTACAATCTAAAAATTGGTCTACAATTTCAGCATTTGCATCAGTATCATTTGATGCATATGGAGAATTTGGAATATTTGAAGTATTAACTCTGCGAACTTCCACATTAAATAATCCATATCCATTTGGATCTGAAACTTCGTCTGCAGTTCTAATGTTATAAATTCCAACTTTTACTTCATGATTCACAGATGTACCATGTGACAATGTGTGAAATTTAAACAAATTAACTGCATTAGTTCCCAATTTTTGAGAAGTAATCCATGGGGTTGATGCAGTTTCATAATCAGTTAAAAATGAATAACTAGGTAAAACTGCTAATTCTACTGTTACATCTGCTAAATTATTAAATAAACTTGTTGCACTAGTATTTTCATATTGCACATATACCGGATAATCAACTGATTTAGGATTGCGGCCGTATATTTTAGTTATGTAATTATTTTTTGTGTAATCAATTGATGTTGATACTGCAGTACCGTTACCACTTAAGTATGCACTATATCCGGGAACTGCTTGTGTAGCAAATGAACCACTCACTGTTAACACGAAACTTCCAGATGGTCCATTGGTAATTGTAGATGATTCAAAAACATTTAATGCACCATTTGTTGATACTGGTTGTGTTGGATGCAACAAATGTGTTACATATTGTACTGATGCTGATTTTGCAATAACCGCTAATGCACCGTTAGTCAATTTATATCCATCTTCATATAACAATCTAGTTACAGTTAATGTTGCTGCACCAAGATTGTTTCTAAAATATTCATCAACAACATACGGAACATATGAATCATCTGTGTATGATCCGAATATTTGTTGAAATTCTCCAAACGATGATACTTTAGTAGGTATCAAAGCTGGACCTTTTACTGTTGGTCCGACAACAGCGGCGCCAATTTGGCCAACTGCTGCAGGTAAAAATGATTGATCAACTTCTCGCGTAAATACACCAGCTGATACTATTCTTTCTGCCATTAAATTACTCCCAATATGATTTTATTAATAAATATGAATGTACCATTACTGACCTTCGGATGTAAATGTACCATCAGCAACATTGATTTCGCCGTCGCCGTATCTTTCACGCATTTGTTCAACTAAATTGTTTTCTCGTTGTTTTAACTGCTTGAATGTATCCATGCATTTTTGTTTTTGTGTGTCTAATTCATCGAGTCGATATTTAATTGATTCTTGCTCTAATGCAACGTTTCCGAGAATTAATGTGTTTTGAGTAAATTGATCTTGCAATTCTTGAATTGCATCTAAATGTTCTTTATCTAATTTTCTTGTCATACAAAACCTTTTCTTGATATAATAAGAAATGTTAATATAACAACCAACCTTACCAGCTAGTAATTATCACAACACCATCTCCGCCATCTCCACCTCGACCGCCGGTAACGCCGCCGCCGCCTCCGCCGCCGCCGCAACCATAACCTCCGTTGCCTCCAACGCCTCCTTGTCCATTGGTGCTACTTCCACCCCCAGTTCCACCGGTATTTAAAAATGGTTTTAATGATTTAACACCAGCGTTTCCATTACCACCCCCGTTAACTCCACTAGGTATAATGTTTGTAGGAAAATAAACACCGCCATCGGCAAAATCTACAGCTGCTTGTAATGTTATTTGTGCGCCAAATGATGAAACTGTACTCGATGCTCCCGCGCCTCCGGCGCCTCCAGATAATGGAGATACGTTCCAAACTGCAGTAATAGGAGTTGCTATAAATGTAGTCGCATTTCCACCGCCGGAACCTGCTTGTCCTGCAATACCGACATTTGCTTGGTTACCATGATTTGGAAAAATACCCAGTTTACCGAGTGGGCCTAAAGCGGTTATTGCTATTGCAGCAGGAGCTCCTCCCGCACCACCTCCATTACCTTGGTTACCTTGGTTACCTCCGTTTGCTAATAGTATAATATTTGGTATGGTTGTTGCTGTAGTAATTCCTGCACCTAGTGAAATAAATGTAGTTGCCGCAGATGTTCCGTTGGATGCGGCTGCGCCCCCTCTACCGCCAGGTGATACTGATACTAACAATCTGTCAGGTAAAAATATAGCAGGTACCATGAGTGATGAAATGCCTCCACTAGATCCGCCGCCACCGCCGCCTTTGTTACCAGCAGCAGATTGTCCTCCTCCGCCGCCTCCACCGGCACCTATACAGAGCATATGCACCATAGTAACACCGCGCGGTTTAATCCAAGTTTGTATTTGCGTTGCGCCTGCTCCTTGGGGCAAAAACATCTGAACATCGCAGTTTTTGAATTGCGAAGGTAAGTTTCCGAAATCTGAAGATGAATTTCCAAACAGCATACCTCTACCAACTTATTATAGCTACAAGTCCAGGTCCTCCAGCACCGCCTCGACCTCCGGTAGTACCAGCACCACCGCCGCCTCCTCCACATCCATAACCACCATCGCCACCGTTGCCGCCTGCAGCATTATCACTAGAACCACCGCCAGTACCGCCGGTATTTAAAAATGGTTTAAAAGATTTAACGCCGGCGTTACCATTTCCACCAGCAACACCCGATGTACCTGCAGTACCTCCGGCTCGAAAACTAGCAGCTGGAGTATATGTACCATCGGCAAAGTCTAAAGCTGATGTGAGACTTATAGCTCCTCCAGCAAATCCAGCTTGTGCCGGGGTTTGGATTCCTGCTCCACCAGTACCAGAACATCCTATCAAAGAAGCCCATACACCGGTGAGTGCAGTACCAATTGCTCCCGTTTGTGCGCCACCTGATGTACCATCTTGGCCTGGGTACCCAGCATTTGCAGCAGTACCATTATTTGTAAAAAATCCTAGTTTTCCAATTGGACCTAAAGCGGCTATTGTTGTTACGCCTGCAGCCGAACCTCCGGCCCCTGCTGCTGCGCCAGTCCCCGCAGTACCATTTCCTCCTCCGAGTGCTCTTAATATTATATTTGGTATAGTAATACCAGTAGTAACTCCAACGCCAAGTGATACGTATGATGCAATTCCAATAATTCCGGGTGAACCAGCAGCGCCGCCTTGCCCGCCTAGTCCTACAGATACTTTTAAAACATCTGGTATTAATACGCTAGGAATCATTAATGATGTTACTGCGCCGGATGCGCCTCCGCCACCACCACCACGTGCAGTATTAGAAGCTCCGGTGAAACCACCTCCACCACCTCCACCTCCGCCGATGGCTATCATATATACCATACCAACGCCTTTTGGTTTTATCCATTGTTGCCATTGAGTAACAGCAGTACCTGTTGGAAAAAACATTTGTACATCTCCTTTGAACTGGGGAGGTAGAAAACCAAAATCTGATGGGGAGTTTCCGAATAACATAGTTTATAACTAATTAATAATCACCACCAAATACTATTGCTTGCCAGGATTGATTTGTAGTTTGAGCGATATGTTGCGAAACTAATATATAATGTGCTGTCGGTATTGCAATGTTTAATGGTATTTCGTAATAGGTTACTGCTGAGGTTGAGTTCGATGTTGAAATAATAGGTACAGAAATTTCTGCTAATAAATGCGTATTAGATGCAGTAGGTGTACCTGTATTAACTGAACTTAAAAATACTCGCAATGTTGTTGCTACTGAGTTAACTGCTGCAGCCGATGCCACCGGAATAAATCGTATTCGTTGCACAAAGCTACCATTAGCTCCTGCGGTAAATGCGAGGAATTGATCGGTACCAATTGCGTTAGCTGCCGATCCATCCGATCTTACTAATGCGGCAGTTGTTGTAATCTTTACTTCACCTACGTTTGGTGTTAATGCAAAAATTGGACTTGTGTTTGCTGGCATAATCTTTTTCTTTTTATATAAATATTAAAAACCTGTAAATGGATACATTATTTGTGTCATGGCTATTACTTGACCTAGATCAACATTTCCCCCGGTGGCTGTTGAATTTATAGTTACAGTGCCTGTTCCTTCAGCCGGTGATATTGATATATTAGTACCTGCTATTATAGATGTTACACCACCTGGTGCTCCAGTCGCACCTGTTGGTCCTTGCGGTCCAGCTACTCCTTCAAGTTTAGTAACACTTAATACTATGTTGTTTGCAATACCACTCGATGTGGCAATATATCTTCCAATTAATGCAACGTAATCATTAGCATTCAATAATACTAACGTGTCGGTGCTAGCTATTACTTTGTCTGTACTTGAATTTTTTCCAGCAACTACACTTCCGCTTATAATATTACCGGCACTGTTTCTTATAACTGCAAATTCAAAATCACTAACCGTACCAGGACCTACGTCTGCATGATAATGTATTAGATATAATCCCGTCGAATAAACATAGATTCTTTCAGTGTTAGTGTTATCGTGTTGTATTATTGTTGCTTGATTTTCAACATCGGTGATATCTAAAGCTATTATTGCTGCAGGAGATGGAAGCGTAAATCCAGATGTTCTACGAGCTTGTACTGCGGCTAAATTGCCTGTAGAATATGGCGCATAAGATGCCGTTACAGCGTATGATGCACTTTCTGCTGTTATTAATAAACCATTTATTTTATTTATATTACTCATATTTCATACCAGTTATTAGATGGTCTAAATTTCATTAACCAATTGCTTGGGTTTGTTGTTGAATTAAAAAATGCATGTCCTACTATGCGAACAATACCAGATGTTGGTTTATCTGTTGACATTGCACCATCGGATCCAGATATGTAGATTGGAACACCGTAGAAGTTTGTTCCGGTAACTAGTGGCGAATCTGCAACAGATGAAGTGGTGAATCCGACTGTACCTTCTATTAATATAGCTTCTTTTCCAGCTGTATTTTCTACACATATACCTAACATATAACTCGAAGAAACTGATGTTTGATCCGTTTTGTACCAAAAGCCAGCGCTGTTTAAGTATACTAAATTACCTATTGTAACGCCAGCATCTAAAAAACCTAGTGCTGATATTTGTTCACCGCTATAATTTTGAGTGATTCCATTATTATATCCAGGTTGTATGCTAAATGCATCTAACGTGTCTAATGTTAGCTGTGTTAATTGCGGTACTGTATATATAACATTGTAACTTAAATTTACAGCATCCCAACTAATTGCAGACGTGGATATAGAATCCACTAATGCGCGTTGAACCCAATCGACTGCCGGGATCCCGGATGTATCATATAAAATTCTACTAGCCCAATCTAAACTTAGTACAGATGCGCCATCCACCGTTTGTCTGTTTGCCCAATCCACTGAAGTAAGTTCAGAACTATCATTTAATGTTCGAGTGCCCCAATTAATTGATGATGATGTTGATGTATCATAGTGTCTACGACTATCCCAATTGGTTGCGAGAATTCCAGAGACATCCAATGAATATCTGTTTTGCCAATCTACCGATTGTGTTGTTGAGGTATCGTGCAATGTTCTTGTTGACCAATCTGCAGATAGTATAGGGGATGTGTCGTATAGTTTTCGATTTCTCCAATCAATAGCTAATCTCGTACCCCAAAGTTGCTGTCCATTTGCCCAATCTAGTACAGTAAGTTGAGTAGCTTCTAAAAGTGTTCTATTTTGCCAATCGAGTGATCTAGTTGTAGAAGTGTCGATTAGTCTATAAGTTCTCCAATTTAATACAGGAGTACTGGATGGATCGTTTAATGTTCGAGTTGACCAGTCGACACTAATATTTC